AGGCCCGATTAAATTCCGGCAAAGCTCCCCCGTAGTCGAGTCCTCGCCCAAGCTCGTAAGCCCGCTACTGGTATGCCCCACCTCTGCCAACGCCAAATTACAAATGTCCAACCTCGTCACGGTCGTTCGACCGGCCTTATCGGCGAAGCGTCGTTGCCGCTTCGTCAACCACCGGCATTTAAAGGTTTAAGTTCTCGTAGCCGAAAGACGAAGCGACAACGACGCCTCGCATAATAAAACGGTCTGCGACCCCCGCAAAAAAAAGGGCCGGTGGAATGTTTTTTCCCCGCTCCACCGGCCCAGCAACACTAACTCCTGCACGGTTAACAACTCCACACAGGGATATGAATGACCCCTACAGTCTGACGGCGGCCAACAAGCCGCCGCAAGGAAAAAAGGGGCTGCGCGCCCCTACTCGGCGATATAGGCAAGGTAAACCGTGATGTCCCGCGCGTTTGCAACCGCAGTGTCGAACCTCAACGATACCACCTCGTCGCCATCGGCCAAAACCTTCGGCTTAGTGAACTGGTCGCCAAAGCCGATATAGGCCGGAGGCGAACCACTCCCAATCGCCACATTCGCGTTGGAGCCATGCAGCCGGATTTGCTCGCCATAGAGCACGGGGTCACTGGCGACACCGATAGAGACCTTAATCTCGGCCGCATGCCTATGCATAATGCGCGAGAGTGCAGGCACAGGCAAGCAGTCCTTCGGCAGCTTCACCAAGTTCACCGTGTCACCCGCAGCCTCAGTGCCCGTGGTCTTATAATTCACCACCGCGCAGCGCACGTTACCCGTGCCGAAGCGACCATCCACCTTAACGGCGGGCTTACCCACCCGACCAATCTGTTTCTCGTATACCTCTGTATTGTAAGTAGCCATGATTCTAATCCTTTCTTAAAACTGTTTACTGGTTTGGGCGAGAGCCGGAGCGTTTCCACCCCAGCCCCCGCCCGTTAAATCAAAGCCCCTTATTGAGGCTCGCACAGAACGGACACGACGCCCGCGTCTTCCAAGCGCATCGCTCCATAGCTCGCCCGAACATAAAGTTGGGTCTCCATGTTCAGGTCATCGCGAGTGGTAATATCTGCCCTAATATCACGGCTAGGCGCGAAGATAATCGAGTCATCCGAATACGCGATATTCTTCACAACCCCAGTCGCTTTATCTACAGGCAGCTTGTCGAAGACCTTTAGCTCAAAGCCCATGTAGCGCATAATCTCGCCGCTTACCAAGGGCTTTACCGCATTATAGTCTCCGCTCGTTACCTCGATAATGTCCAAAAGGTCGTCGAGTTGGTCATTGGTCATTGCGAAGTAAAGACGCGCCCCAGGGTTTTGCTGCCCCCGAGCAAGAATCCGCTTCGCAGCCTTCATCTTATCGAGAGTAAGCCCACTGTTCACAGGCGGCCCGCTCTTCACGTAGTTTACCGCGATAATCTGCGAAGCAGGAAGCGGCTTGGCTACGGTAATCCCCGAGTCCCAATCCTCTTCCTCATGCGCATCCCCGACGGCAGCTTGAGAAATAATCTCGTCCTTGAGCACACTGAACCACCGCTTGATTGCCTCGTGGTAACTCGAAGTCACATCCGAGACCGCCATGCGGATTCTGTCCTCTTCGGAGTAAAGCGTCGCGTGATGGAAGTCCCGCGTATAAAGCCCGCGCCTACGGTGCTTCATATCGATGCGCGGCGTATTGCCATGCCGCACCGTCAGTTCCTGCCCCTCGGTCGGGTCTAGGATGTTATGAAACGCAAGCCGCGCATTCTGCGGTTCGCGCCTTACCGTGTTCTCCAAGACACTATCGCGTTGCGAAAGCGTGAGGTGAACGTTGGTGTTAAATAAGTCTTTCTTCCACTGATCAATTTCGTAGTTCTGTGCCATTTTGCGTGCGCCCTGCCTCCGCACGAACACACCCCTGCACCGCTTCGCTAACCTCGCCGCGAGCCCCGAGCCTATACGCACAGAAACAGAGCCCTTTCTTGTTTAAGGGTTCGGTTTTGATTAGTTCCGCAAAGCCGGCATCTTTCGGGGTATCCCGCTTACTACTCGCGGCCTCCGCTAGGAGGGTGTCGCTTTCGCAATGGCAGGGCCCGACTCGGCTTGCGGCACCGCGCGTTGGGCTTAGCTCCCGCTAAGGTGTCCTCTGCTCTGTGCGCGGCCAACAACGCATCATGAAATCATGATGTCAAGATGTTATTGAGATAAAAGGCGAAGAAATGGTCTGCGCTAGCGCGCCGACCTGCGCAGGACGGCTTTAGCCGCCGAGCCCTCGGCAACTACGTTGCACGCTGCAAAGTGTCCGCGAGGTGAATGTCCGTGGTCACAGACCACAAAAAGGAGGCTCCGGTTTCCCAGAGCCCCCTTAGTGATGAAACTAACTCATACCAATCGGCGAGCCCTTCGCCGAAAAGGCCCGCCAAAGTCTTAGGCGGCCTGCGCGTGCTTCAGCTTAACAAGCCGCTCCACCTGCTTAATCGCATCGTCATGGCCCGGGTGCTCGCGCTTGTGATACGGCCCATTCAAGTCGTGAGTAATCGCCTTAATCTGCGCCTCGATGTCGTTGCCGAATGCGCCCTGTGCGCCATTCTCCCCGCCGATTCCCGCAGTGGGCCGCTCCTTAATCATCCCCGCGACCCTCACCATTGCCTTTAGGAAAGCAGGACTACGCGCCTCTGGCATGGCCGCCACATCCTCAGCGGTAATCCCCAGTGCATCCATGCCCACATCGGCAAGTTGCTCGTTCTTCTTCCAGCGCGGGCTATCCTTCGGCCCCCAGTCCTTGGCAAGCTCTTCAGTGTAGGCCTCAAGCGTCGCCTTTTGCTGCTCCTCAAACTGCTTATGCTGCAAGGCCATCCCCTCAAAATACTTCCCTGCAATCGCCTGTGCCTGCTTAGGGGTAAGCCCGACTTGGTGGGCCAGTTGCGCATAGGCCTTCATGCCCTCCTCGTCGTAGACACCCTCAAGGCGTTTTACCCCCTCATCGACCTCAAAGGTGTAGCCGCTCGGGTCAGCCGGTCGGCCCACCTTCTCCCAAAAGTGCGCCCACTCCTCCTCCGAAGAGTTTTCATTGGGCACAGGCACCTTATCGCCCTGTGCACCAAGCAGCTTCTGCGCACTCTCGTAGCCCTTAACTAACCCCTCGAAGTTCTTGAACTTACCCGCAACAGGCGCAGCAAAGTTGCCCTGTGCATCGATAAACTCCGAGTAGTTAATCGGCGTCGAAGCCGTGTTATCAGTTGAAGATACAGCGTTATCCGCCGCTGTGTTGGTATCAGTAGAAGTGTCGATTTCCATAAAAGCTTAGTAGATTGAGAGTTGCAGTTTAGCTAAGACCTCGTGCACCACTGGCCTTAAGCCCCGCGCCTCGTAACGCAGCTTGGCCCGCTCAGGGTAGTGCTCGAAATACCACTCGACAAAGTCCGGCGTTAAATCCCCCCGCCAGTCGGTCGCCGGTGCGCCTTGCGGATAGTCGCGCATGATTTGCTCAAACGTAAGCTCCTTGCCCTTGCACGGCGGCTTCTCCTCTGGCTTCGGGGAAGGGGCAGGCTCAGCAGGCACTACAACACTCTGCGAAGGCGAATCATCACTCGGGCCACTCGGAACCCCCGATTGCTCTGGAGGCCAAGACCCCACGCTAGCCGAAGCCGAAGAAACCGCCTCCTCGCCAAGCGCAGCACTCACCCCATTCAAGAGCCGCCCCACGCGGTTCTTATACCGCTCCATCCCCTCCACGTAAGCTACCGCACCCAATTCGTCGCGCGTGGCGATAGGCTCCTCGCCACGATAAATCTTGCCATCAGCGGCCAACCAGTAATCCCCATCGCGGAAAACCTCTGGAACCTTCGTGATAATCTCTTCGTTAATCATAGATATTCTGGAAATTGCTGGCACCGTCCTTGGGTTAATCGCCCTCGTCGTAATCGGTGCATTAATCAGACAAAGCGTTTCTAAAAAAATGGTGGCTCTAGCTTAAGGACACCGTTGCGCTTAGCTTGCCGACATAGCCCTCCGTTTTGTATTTTCCCAACGGGAACCTAATGAATGTCACGCCCGACACCGATTGCACTATAATCCTCGATTGCACGGACGGCGCGAACGGACTAAACTGATGCCCCTCAATAAAATTCTCCCCGTCTAAACTCATTAGCGGTCTTATTCCAACGGGCCCCGAAGTGGATAAAGGAGGCGTCTCTTGAACGCTCACCAGTATATTGCCGCTATTCTCTATCCTCCCAAAATCGATAAAATCGGGGTCAGTCCCATCCCCCTTCATCTCTACTGCGCGGAAAATTGCTTTAGTGCTCATAAAATTAGTCCTCCTGTTTTGCTTTGTTTAGTGTGCGCAAAATGTGGCGCACTATCTCCCGTTGCCCCTCCCGAAACGCCATCGATGCATGCGTATCCTCTCCATAGAAATTCAAATTCTCGACGCCTTGCCGCCAGCCAGCCTGCAATAGCAAATCTGCCAGCACCGCCTGCCCCTCCTTGCTCCCAAACGTGTGCACATACGCTCGCGTCTTCTGTATACTGCGCTCCTTCCAAGAGTCATTATACTGCGCCTGTAGTGCGGCCAGCTCGCCAATCGGTTCTAATGGTGATCGTTTCATAGGTTTTAAAAAAGTGTCAGCTACGCCGCCGCCCCCAGCAAAGCCCGTGTCGCCGCCTCCTGTGCGCTCGGCCCTAGGTTCTTCACTGACTGCGTCTGCATTTGCATCTGCTCAGCCTGCTGCGCCTCCTGTGCCGCTTGAGCTTGGGCCTGCATAATTTCTGCAACCTCCTCCTCCGTGCGGATATCCTCCACCGGCAAGCCCCAGTTACGCGCCATTGAGCGGAACCGATTCTGCCAGTTCACCACCTGCAACACGCTCGGGTCTATCTCCGCGAGCATCCCCGCCAGATTAATCACCTGCATCGAGCCTTGGTCTTGGCTAGCCTTAATCTCTTGGGCGATACGTCCCGCAAACGTAATCTTGTAGCTCGCTGATTCCTCATCGACAATCTGCATAGGCGGGGCACTCGCACGCCCACTGCGCAACCGCATCGCAAACGCACGCTGGATCAGCGGGCTTAAAAACTCCTGCGTGACCTGTGCGAAAATCGGCGAGAAACTTGGCAGCTTCTCCTGCATCATCGCGTTCACCTCAGTCGCCGTCTTCTGCTTATTTGCGACCTCGGGCCGGTTCAACATGTGGAACATATCCACAAAACACGCACGCTGGATGCGCTCCCGCGTCTGCCTCACCCATTCCTCGCTCACATCAATCCGTGCAGGCACTTGCAGAAACTCCGGCTTGTTCGCCGGATTCGTCGCGTCCCACGTCGTCACACCCCCCGGCCGTAAATCAAGACGCACCCCGCTATCCTCCGCCACGATTGCAGGGGGATTTAGTGCCTTCTCAATCGCCAACAGCATATCCCGAATCACCAAGTTTACCAACTTAATGTCCGGCATCACCTCGCTAATCGGCCCACGCCCATACACCTCGCCACTACTCGTCAGTAGCCGACACACCGCATAGGGCATCTCATAATAGCCCCCCTCCTCGATAATGTGCCTATCCTCTACCGACACGTAGACACTCGCGAACCGTCGAAACTTCCCATCCACGATACCCTCCCGCACCTCGCCACTCTTTCGCGGAAACACCGCATGCAGAAACGTAAATTCGCGGTCAATATCCCGCCCATTGTCCGAGTCCAAAATCTTGCGCAACTTCGGCCCCAGCTTCTCCTCGCCCCACTGCTGCGCCGCCTGCCTCGCCGTCCACTTCCACTCGCGGAACACCGTATCGACCACTCCCTCATTGTCCTCTGCGATTGCGAACGAACCAGGCACCACCTCCGCAAAATTGAACTCGAAATGCTTGCGCCCCTCTTCGAGCAACACTGCCGCCGTCCCAAAGCACCCAAGGCTAATGAACGCCTCGTGCAACGCCACGTAGAAATTGCTCGCGTGCAACTCCTCCATTAACGCCGCGCTCTCCTCGTCAAACCAACGCGCCAACGCCTCATCTGGCTCCCGTTCGCTCGACACCAACCGCGCCCAAGTCTCCCCATTCGGCGTCAAATGCGCCAGCAACCCCGCTGCAAACACCCCCAAAGACTCCCCCGCAGTCGTGTCGAAAATCTGATTCGTAAGCTTCTGCCCCTCCACCCGCTGCGTCGTAATCGCCCCCTTGCGAGGCAACGCAAAGTCCGCGCACTCCTGCCAAAGCGTCCGCCAGTTCTGCGCCTTCGATTTTAGCGCACTGTTACGAGTGATAAGCTGTTCCGCCGTTGCCATAGTTTCCCTCCCGTATTCCCACCATTAAAACCCGCCCGATTTACCACCTGCTTTCAGCGGCCCGCCACCGCTTCCGCCCGTCTCCCCAGCCAGAATCGTAGACTGCAACCCCTTCTTCCTCGCCGCCGCTCGCTGCGCATCACGACGCGCCTCCTCCGCGCTATCGTCACTCTCCTTTGCCATTGGGGCCGCCGCTGGCACCTGCAACTTCTGCACATCCTTACGCCCCTTACGCGCGTTTAGATACCCATAGGCACCCTGTGCCATCCCCACTGCTGCTGCTGCCCATCCCATAATTAAACCCTCCAGTTATTAAGTTTTGATAAATAGATTACTTCCCGTCCTCGACCTCCCACTCGCCGATAGGCGGTTTGCCGTCGCGGTCGCCCGTGTTGTCAATCGGGGGCCCCTCAGGGGCCTTGTCCACCGGCGGCCCCGCCTCCCAAGACCAGCGCGACTCCTCAACCTGCCGCTCAAGCTCCGCGATACGCGCCTCCTGTGCGGAGACCTTTTCGGCCAGCGCGTCCAAATCCATTTGTTGCCCAGGCGTAGGCGTGGCTGGTAACAGCCACTTCACCTCGCCAGTAGTTACGTCGAAAATCTGCCTATCCCCATCCAGTAAAACCTCGTCCTCGGCCAGTGTTACACCCACACGCTCGCGCAACTCGTCAATCGTCTCATCGCGCAAGTCCTGTGTGCCCATGCCCGACTCGGCACGGTCTACATACAGCGTATACACGCCTGTTTTTTTGTTATAAATACAGGGTCTCATTGTTGTGATTCCTTTACGAATATGTAGCGATGACAGTCCCCGGCCCGTTCACCTTCATCGTCGTCATATTTGAGAGTGGTTGGGTTATCGTGATGTTTGAGCTAGAAGTCGCCCATCCCGAGAAACCTATCTCCGGTGGGCCCATTGGCGTGCTGCTTGCTTCCCACGGCGCAGAAATCCCCACCGTCGCCCCGTGTTGATACGTGCCCGAGCCCGTCACCCCGCCAAACTGGAAATAGACTCCCGCTTCGGCGACCACGTTAACCGTATGATTCTGCGGCGGCGGCTTATCTTTCAGCTTCGCGCGAAGCTGGATGTTCGCCGTCATGTTCACGGTCGTATTCTGCGCGTTTACGTTGGCGACTTGGTTAATATTGCCGCTAGCCCCCACCTTCTCCCACTTGTCGAAAAGCTTGTTCGAGTTGTTAATCGCGCAGGAAATGCTTACGTTAGTTCCATTTACATACTGTCCCGCGCCCGACAGCGTCGCATCACTATTCGCTTCGAAAGAAAGCGTCCTCATCGTCGGGAGCGGAGGAGGGGGCGGCGCATTATTCCCATCCAGCACCACCGGCACAATTCGTTGGTCGAGTAGTTCGCTAAACGCCCCCGCCTTATACAGTGAAAACTTAATCGCACTGCTAGTTGCGCTCGGAGTCCGCCAATTCAAACCGTCGCTGCCTACACTCTCCCAGACAGTGACCCAAGAGCCGTTTTCAAGCTGCTGAATCTTCACCGCACACGGATTCAAAACCTCCGGCGGCCCATCGCCCACACGCTTTAAAGAGCGAGCATAG